TCTTGGCATCCATCGATTCGAATGCGATTTGCTTCAACTGAAGAAGCGAATGCCAACCAAGCACACCGATTCCGATAGCGCGCTGATTGATGGCAAACTTTCTCGGCGCATCCATGAACGGAATGTCCTCGGTCTTGTCGACGAATTCAGTGATCACTGCATCCAAGAAACAGTTTAGCGTCTCAATGGCATCGGTATCTTTCAATTCGTCCCAACGTTCCAGATTAATCGAGGAAAGGCAGCAAACAAAAGATTCATCGGTCTGATTGCTCAGAAAGATTTCGGTACAAAGGTTACTATGATTGATCTTGAGACCTTTGTCCTTGTAAACCTGAGGAGCCGCATCATTGGCATTGTCGGTAAAGAAGAGGTATGGATAGCCAGATTCGAAACGCTTCTTAATGACTTGACCCCAGATCTTGCGTTTATCTTTATCACCTTCGAGCATGCTTTCCATCCAAGCATTCGTAATCGTGACACCGATCGAAAGATCCTGAATCGAGTTGCCTTCACCACGAATCTTTAAGAATTCCTCGATGTCTCCGTGATCGATCGGCAGATAGGCCGCAAAAGAGCCGCGGCGAACATTGCCTTGCGAGACGACATTCATCAGCTTATCATAGAGTTCCATGAAATGGACAGATCCTGTCGAGGTTCCGCCAGTCGAGATAGGAGTACCGCGTGAACGAAGAGCCCCGAAATATGCCGAGGTACCACCACCGGATTTGGTCATCATTCCGATCTCGGCAAGCTTATTGCCTACAATCTCCTCGAGACGATCATCGATATAAGAACCGAAACAAGAAATTGGTAAACCTCTCTCACGACCAAAGTTACTCCAGACCGGAGAAGATAGTGAGAAGAAACCGGCATGCATGTAAGATTCAAACTTATCTGCAAATCCATCGATCTTCAAATATCGCTCTGCTGCCTCGGCAATATCACGAATTCTTTGTTCCGGGGTTTCTCCTTCAATTAAATACCCACGCTCTAGGAACTTGCGCGAGTCTTTGTTCAACCAATAAATGTCCTTGTTACTCATAATCTAAAGTTATATATCAAATTTTTGAATCTAATTTTGCTGCTCGTCGGCGATCCCACGCTTCACGCATTTTTTGCTTACTTTCTTCAGATTGTTTTTTCCCATACATTGGGTTACCTTCTCCGCTAACGCGTTTACTAATCTTTTCTCGTGTTTCTTCATCAATTGGATTTTCTTTATAGTAATCTATCATAATTTGTGATTGAGCTTCACGATTTTTAGTATCGCTCCAACGTTTTTTATTACATTCTGATGCATGAATGCGTTGTTCTTGGCTTACCCATTCTTCATATCTTTCCCGACGAGTATTCACCATCTTTTCATATACTGCTTTACTTCTATTGCGCTTCTCGTCATTTTGAAGCTGAATAGTTTCTAACGATTTTGGTTTACTCATTTTAAATTTAGTTTTTTCATTCAAGATATATCCTCCTTTATTTCTAAAATTAGAATTACCATTACTTTGGTTTATAAACGTATCATTGTTTTTAGCATCAATTTTATTTAGAAATCTAAATTCATAGAGTAATACATCTGCGGCGCTATCAAAGAATTTTATTCGAAGAATTTCAAAAGAAGTTATGCCATCCAATTTAATTAAGTTTTTAACTATTTTGGATGATGTCTGATATCCACCTTTAGTCATAAAATTAGAAAAATTGGCATTTGAATACTTACAACCAGCATAATATCGTTGAGAAGGTATATGTTTAATAATATAAAAATATGGGTTTTGCATATTCTTATTTTTAATACACGCTACCTCATGAGTATATTTAATCGCCGAATAAATCTTCTTCTCCAAATGATTGATTCTTCTTAGCGTACTCAACTGGTCTAGATGAGAAAAAGTCGGTCATATTATTTCCGAGCAGTTCTTCGTCAAACCACACGGTCTTCGAGAGCAATTCTTGATCCACGTCGGTGAATGGCAAAGGCATCGAGATTTGTTTCATCGACTCGTTGATACGATTCTTGATGAACTCTTTTAGGATGGGTGCCGACAATGATTTCTCATCGATACCGTTTACCATCCAATCTACGATCTTACTCTCGGCCAAGAAAGCCTCTTGCGCCGCACCTTGAATACGCTGCTCGAGTTCGGCATCAAACAATTCAGGATGCTCTTGGCGAATAGTATTGATGATCTGAATACCAACTAAGGCATGAATGTTTTCTTCATTGCGAGTGTATTTCACTTGCTGATCTGTATCCTTCATCACGTTCTTAAATCGAGCAAAGTGATTGATGATGTAAAACTGAGAGAAGAGCGAAACGTTCTCGACGAAGAGAGTAAAGAGAATGATCGCGTATAGGTATTGCTTCTTCGAATCCTTATAGAAGCGATGAGTATACTTACGAAGGTACTTGACTCGACCTTGAATCCATTCGAGCTTAAGATTCTCCTCGAAGATGTCCTCTAATTCCAGGACAGAGAGGAGACGCTCATATGCATTGTTATGAATCACCTCGGTATTTGCCATGACATAGCCAAGATCCTGAAGTGTCGGATGAGGAAGGTTCTCGCCAAGTTTAGCCCAGAAAGTTTTCACTGCCACTTCGATTTGACCGATGGCGGAGAGGGTACGCACAACGATCTCGCGTTCTTGATCGTTGAGTTCTACCTTAAATTGCTGGATGTCACTCTTGAAATTAAATTCTTTGTCGGTCCAAAAACCATCGTGCATGGCCTGAATGAACTGCTCGGCCCAAGGGTAACGATTTGGCTTTCTACTGATCTGCTCTTCGAATATGCTGTATTGGTTGTTCATGTCTTTGATGGTTAAAAATCTCGTTGCTATAGAGGCAGCAACAGGCCTAATTATACACTAAAAATCACACAAGTAAATACTTTTTACTCAGAAAATGATTTAGGCCGCATCCTCACTAAGGGGACGGGCACGGATCATCTTCATTGCCCCAGTTTCGGCATCTCGAAGGACGATCTTGGTCTTGCCGTCACGATTCTTGGCAAACTGATAGAGCTCATTCTGCTTCTCGTCATTCAGATCGAGAAACTTACTCCAGCGCTCAAACTTAGAGCGACCAGGCATGAAACGACGAAAAACATCGGATGGAAGATCGAATATAGACTGCTTCGAACCTGAAGGCTTGATGCCCTTAAACTTTGGTCCTCCTGTCGGTGGAGTCGCCACCGAACCAGTACTCGTTCCCGCTCCTTCTCCGTCTTCGTTCTTCATGACGATATTTATATAGACTGAAGTTTCTTTACGACAAAAAGATCCACCGGAATATCCACATACTCATCCTCAGGCAAATAGTTCAGATACAAAAGAAAGGTTTTGAGAGCAGGCCACATTGCCTCGTCTATTCGATGAAAGCACATGGTTCGGGCTGCCTCGATATAGAAGATGTTATGGATCGTGATCAGATGATTCAGGATGAGCCTCTCTTGCAGCTCCTTCTTTTCCTTATACCGACCGAATAATCTCTTTAGGTACTTGAACTTCGACAGATCATCATAGAATTCCTGGATGTCGATACATCTAGGATTGTTATAATGCTTAGCCGCATACAGCTCAAAGTTTCGATCGGTTAACTCGTCGATGAGTTGCATATTATTTTAGCAGATCACTAACACTTTTTCCTTTTTCCCAGAACTTGCAGCTCCAGTAGTTGGCTTTCCACTTGGGTCCGGGATCGGTATCACAACCGTGTCTTGCTCTATAACTCTTGAGGCGAGCCGGATCATCTCGCTTGATCTCCATATTCGGATCGCCAAATCCTAGCTTAATCACGTTGCCCTTTTCGTTCTTGACATAGACATAAAACTTATGCTTTTCGTCGTCAGAACGAAAGGGATTATTCAACGTGACTTGCTTGCCGTCATACTCGGCTGCTTCAGCTATATATTCTCCAAATGATTTCATTTTTTGGTTTACAACCTCCACAGTTTTGGTATAATTCTACTAGATTCGACGATACAAACTATCAAGGATAATTTTGGATGCCTTCTTCTTCTTGTTTCTTGTTGGCCTTAAGAAACGTTGCATATTCTTCCTTGATTTGAAGAATCGACTTGCCGACCACTGAATAGTTTTTGACGAAGTCTTCAAGTTTACCAGAACCATCTGATCTGAGTGCAAGCTGAGCAATCTTAAGATCACGTGCCTCAGTGAAGCTTTCATTCATGCGACTCAGACGATCAAGGACAAAATCTTTGCTTCCCATCTTTCGTTGGTTGAAAGCAATCTTTGTGACTGGAAGGTCCTTTGACTTGAACTCAATGGACGTACTAGAGATTGACTTGATAACACCGAAGTTAGTCTTATCACCGACACTGTACTTGGCAACGCGAGCCTTGATTTCTTCTACACCTTCTTCAAGATCTTCAACTTCTTCAAACAATGACAGCTTGCCGATAGGCACGCTCACTTCGTCTCCGCCATCATTGAGCTTGACATCAATAATTTCTTTATCACTGCTGACGTTAGTAACTTTACCAACTTTGCCATTGCGAAGAGTAACACGAACACCAATCTTGATCTCATCGGCCTTTGATTCATTCTGAATTGCCTTGGTCACCGTCTTGCGACGATTCTTAAGGTACTCATCTGATTCATCAGAGTCGCCATCATTATCGACGTCGTCGTCGTCTTCTTTACCAACAGGGTCGAGGGCTTCGGTCTTGCAAGTACCTTCACCTTCGGCTTTTTCCTTTTTCTTCTTGGCTTCTTGGTCTTCGATAGCATCTTCAAGATCATCGATAGCACAATCAGTGGTTTTTTGCTCGGTGAGAGGCGTAACATGTCTGAAACTACTTGTTTCAGTTCTACCTGACAATGAACTCTTATACTTTACGGTATATTCTTTTGCTATATCGCCAGCATGGACACTTTGTTCTGTATCGGCAATCTTAACGATTGTTCCTTTAGCTGTAACCTCAGGTCGGGTTGTTTTACCTGTTGACCAATCAGTAGTACCACTACTAATCGTCACTCTTACTGAATCTCCTACTTTAAGATCAGCCACCTTTTTTCCTTCAGTGACAGGAATCTCACCTTCACGATCAAAGTTAAGGCTAACCGAGCCTTCGTTCTTTTTACGACTCTTCATTAAAAGTTCAAAT